ATTACTTCGTCATTTACAACGGGGACAGGGACGCTTACGATAAACGCACTGAATAAGAGTTACGGTACAGCTCCACTCACGTCTATAAACGCGGACGTTGCTATACTCGATATACAAAATTTACCAAGCGGAGGTCAAGTTGTGGTACCACTCTTAGCATCAGGGGCAGATAGAAAAGTCTTAAAAACGATAACAACTGGTATCGATTTTATAGCGTTTACGTCCGATGTTTCTATAGACCAGAATGGTCATGCTCTTTTGACCGTATCAAAGATAGGTGCATCAGGTGCGGAAAAAATATATATGAACGCGATCTCATTTACAGCAGCTTAAATTCTTTTTTTATAAATCTTTCATATTATACACAGGCTTAAAAATAAAAAACCTTAGTATAATATAAAATATGTCTGGAGGTATTGCCCAACTCGTTGCAATCGGTGCGCAAGATGCGCATCTCGTAGGTCAACCTGAAGTTTCTTTTTTCAGGTCCAACTACAAACGTCACACAAACTTCGCCCAAACTGTCGAAAGACAAACTATCCAGGGCAACCCAGCTCGAGCTGGTATGTCAACTGTTCGAATTGAACGAAAAGGTGACATGCTCGGTTACGTCTACATCGCTAATAGAGCGGGTAGTGTTACCGATTGGAGTGAAAACGTCTCCAAAGTTGAACTTTTGATCGGTGGTCAAGTCATCGACGAACAAGATTACGATTTCTCTACTGCTCTCGCACCAACGGTTATGAACCAAACGTACTCGAGAGCTCAATACTCGTCGGAAAAATTCTACCCACTCAGATTCTCGTTTTGTGAAAATGTCCAATCCGCGATCCCATTGATTGCACTTCAATACCACGATGTTGAATTGAGAATTACATGGGCCGACAGCGCCAATATTGTCGGAGACCTCGAAGTGTACGCTCAATTTCTCCACCTCGATACCGATGAACGCACGGCACTTTCCAGTGCACCACAAAACATGCTTCTCACACAAACACAAAAGGCGCTCGCTTCCCTCAATAAAATCCAAGAACTCAGCTTCAATCACCCAATGAAATATTTGGTCGCGACCAATGGTATGACTGCATCCTCGAAAGTCAAACTCCAAATTAACGGTACGGATGTTTCGGATTCGAAACCAGTTATTCCACACCACACCTCGGTCCCAGTGTATTACCATACACAGGCTGCGGCGGTCGCTGAGAATATCTTATTGGTTCCATTCTGTCTCGATACTGCTAAGCTCCAACCAACTGGTTCGCTCAACTTCAGTAGACTCGATTCCGCGAGACTTGTTTCCGATAGTACGACGTTCGATAATACTATCTACGCCGTCAACTACAACATCCTCCGTATCGAAAATGGTATGGGTGGTTTGATGTACTCGAACTAATTTAATTTTTATAGCCACTTAATATAAATGTTCTGGCAACTAGTTTTTATCGCAGCTTTTATATTTATAATTACTTACGATCCCAAATCCGGAACTTTGAATCATCTCGTCGACTCCAAACAACAAGAACCAGCTCAAAATGCTGAGTGTAAGGAAGGACATTACCAGGAGATTCAATTTGCTCAAATGGGGTATGATTGCCCAAAAGAAAATAGAGTTCAAATGGGTGCGATTATACATACTTAAAAAATTCACACTACATTTTAATATTATATAATGTTTACCTTTGATCGAGATACTATTACAATAGTAGCCGTAATTGTCTGTATTGTTGCCACTGCATATATGTACCGGGAACTCAAAAAAACGAACGAAGAGATGGAAGGTGTCAAGGGATTTAATGGAAAACTTGTTTCATTTTTATCCAGGCCCAGACCATCCCCTTTTACAGAATCTGAGTCTGAAAAAGGAAACACGTTACAAACCCAAGTGGAAGAAGAAAGTCTTAAAAATCAAGAATCCGAGGAAGATTCATCAGAATAATCATCTCCTACAATTATAACTTGCTAATGAGCAATGAAAAAATACAAGGCTATTGCAATACCTGTAACGTTTACGGGTGATAAACCAAAGTTTCTGACTGTCCGAGACCGACGATTCAAAGATTGGATTTTCGTTACCGGAGGGTGCAGGCGTAGAGAAATAGTAAATCCGATACGATGTGCTTTAAGAGAACTAGAAGAGGAAACGAGAGGAGTTATTTCCCTTAAAAAAGGTCAGTATTCAGATTTCAAATTTGTAGTTAAAGAAAGTCCAGGCGTTGATTTAGAATACAACGTCTTTATATTTTTCGTAGATTATACACCGCAACAACAATCTGAACTCATCAAGAAATTCAACGATGAGAAACAGAAAACAAACCTTAAAAAAATACAAAAGCAACCATATAAACGAACTTACGATGAAAATGATTTTATGAATTTTGAAACGTTAACAGAATTCAATACTAAAAAACAATGGGATAGGATAGTTAAAAACGTTCTTAATAACCCAGAGTTTTATGCATGCATAACTTCACTCAATAGAAAAACCTTCTCTATTAAATAATGAAGTCGAAGGCCTATATACTCTCACAAATTTCGCATCTTCTCGTTGAAAGACATGGTTATACACAGGAAAAGGCAGATAGGTACGCAGAATTACACAAAGATGATAAAGTTTACGAACTTCTTGTTTTAAAAAAGAATTTATCAGAACAGGAAGAGTATCCAGAAATATCGTACCGAAAATCAATTTGGAGACATCACTACGATAGTGATTAATCAATATAAAAAAATAAAACTATTACTTGGTAAGTAACCATGTTTAAATCATGGTGTAAAGAACAAGGGTTCTGGAACAGTACCAATGTATCACATGTGCTTATGGATGGAGGTATCCTTTCGGTGCCATTTGATAGATTGAATGATTTCTATACTAAATACGTAGATTCCTATAATTCAGGGGAAAAAATATTCGTAGTCGAACAAAAAACAGAAAATTATAACTTTTTCGTGGATATCGATTACAAGGACGAAGATGAAATTGAATTTTCAGAACTCGAAAATTATTGTAAAATAATATGCGAAAGGGTTAAAAAATTTGGAGGTAAAGAAGCACTCATTTCCGTAGCCCAACCAAAAAAGGTAGGACACTTAATTAAAACAGGGATTCACATAAATTGGCCCGATTTTGTTGTAAATCAGTCATCCGCTTTAGCAATAAGAGAAAATCTCGTACGAATAATGAACGAGTATTACGGATCAAGAAATTGGAACGATATAATTGACGAAGCTGTTTATGGAAGTTTACAGAGAAAGGCGAGAGGGAGTGGGTTTCGTATGCCGTGGTCACATAAAAAAGGTAAACACGAAGAGTGTTCCGGTAAAGGATGTACAGAGTGCAATCATACGGGTAAAGTGACCCAAAGTGAATACAAACCAATATTTATATACAGGTACGGTCCATTTCAATTACTCGAAACTATAGATGGCCAAGTCGCAGATGTTAAAATAATGAACATGGCAACTTTACGCACGGAAAGAGACGACCCCGTGATAATAGAAAGTAAATATTCAAAAAAATCAGAAGGATCTTTTACGACCGCACAAATAAAGAACGAATTCAAAGACCAGGAAGCTATTAGTCTTGTCGAAGAATTTGTAAGAAAAAATTTAGAAGGTCAGAGTCTATCGAGAATAACAAAAATTTACGAAAATAAAAACCAATTCCTTGTTGCAACAAATTCATTTTATTGTGAAAATAAAAAATGTAATCATAATTCCAATCACGTATGGTTTCATGTAATAGGAGATACTATAGCACAAAAATGCTTTTCTACTACCGATACAATGAGACATTTTGGGTTTTGTAAAGATTTCACAGGCAAAAGACACCAACTCTCTTCTAAAATTACGAATATATTGTACAAGGATGGCAAAGTTGAAAAATATAAACCAAAAAACACTGTTAAAAAGGCTGAACCCGTTGATTTCGAACAAACTATTGAATTAATGAATCTTTTCATAAACAAACACGTTTTCAAAAACAAAAACCTTAAAATAAACAGGGTAGAAAAGAAAAATACAAAAAAACATATTATTTTTACATCGTACTCGTGTGAAAAATGTATAAGTAATGTAAATTTTGAAATAGAAAATAAATTACTCATTCAAAAATGTAAATGTAAATCACCGCCTAAACATATATTAACCAATAAAATATTACAATCTTTATAAATAGCGTGTTAATGAGTAAAATACTTAAAAGAAATGTGTTAATACTATTTAAAACATGTCTGTAAGTCGAAGAACACGCTCTGGCAGATTATCAAAAGTACCAGAAAGATTAGAATTATTTGAAGAAGTAGAAGATGACTATAAGGAAGATGAATACGATACAGACGTTGATCTTCTTCAAACAGACGATGAAGATATGTGTTCGGATGATGAAGAATCCGAATGTGATTCAGATGAAGATGAAAATGGAAATTTAAAAGGGTTTGTTGTTGATGACGACGATGATGATGAAGAATATTCAGAAGAGGAAGAGGAAGATGAGTATTCGGATAATGAGTAATATCGAGCTTAAAAAAAAGATTTTAATTTATATAAATGGAAGCCGAAGTTGGAACACCAATTGAATATAACCCAGAAGAGTTTTTAAACAAGGATAACGATTTACACGAGGAACAGGAACCAGTTAACAACGAACAATACTACGCTCCACCACAACATCAAATATACCAACAACCGTTAATACACCAGGAAAAACCGGATATATTTGCTAATTTAGACAAAACCGGGTACATTATCATATTTGTTGCATTTTTATTAGGTTTTTTCATGGGTAAAACCATGCAACCGGTTATTCTAAGGCCTGGATAGGTTTACCTTCTATCCAATACACATCAGAAGGTGTTTGTTGACCCATAAAATCACCAATCTCCCCATATGATGAT